GCCTTGATGGCGCTGATCCCGACGCCGACGAGGTCGGCGAGCTGCGCCTGAGTGAGCCCTGCGGCTTTACGTCTGTCTGCGAGCGATCCCATTTTTCTCTCTCCACGGGTTGACGTTCCGTGAACCCTTCTATACTAGGTGGGTGTCGGGACGTCAACCCACCGACGAAGGAAGTCAACGATGTACCAGAGTGAGAACCTCGGCGAGCTGGCAAAGGCCCTTGCCGCGGCACAGGGCGAGATGAACGCCGCCACCAAGGACGCGACGAACCCGCACTTCAAGACGCGCTACGCCGACCTGGCCTCCATCATGGACGCGTGCCGCGGCCCCCTCGCGAAGCACGGCCTCTCCGTGACCCAGCTGCCCGGCCGCGACGAGGCCGGACAGGTGACGCTGACGACCACGCTCATGCACGCGAGCGGGCAGTACATCGGAAGCACGATCGGGGTGCGTCCTGCCCAGGAGAACCCGCAGGTAGTCGGGTCGATCCTCACGTACCTGCGCCGCTACACGCTCGCCTCGGTCGTGGGCGTGGTCAGCGACGACGACGATGGAGAGGTCGCGAGCCAGCCCGTGCGTACCGCCAGCATCGCGCCTCGTCCGCAGACGGCGCGTGCGGAGTACACCCGCGAGGAGCCGGTCGTTCCGCCGCCGGACGTGAAGGCTCGCCTCGACGCTACTGCGAAGCGCGTGGCCGATCGTCTGGCGCCTGGCGCGACGGTCGAGTCCTACCATCGCTCGACCGACTGCCCCGAGTGCGGCGGGCAGATGTGGGACAACCGGGAGAAGAAGACGAACCCGAAGGCCCCCGACTTCAAGTGCAAGGACAAGTCCTGCACGGGTGTGATCTGGCGCTACAAGGCACCGCCGGCACAGGCACCGATCCCCGGCGGTCACCTTGAGGCCGAGATGCGTGGCGCTCCCCCTCCGGGCGACGACGACATCCCGTTCTAGTCGACCCACCTACGTCTAAGGAGATCCACTCATGTCCTCTACCGTCTACGCTCTGTCCCCCATCGCCGCCGCCATCTTCTTCGGCCTGTTCGCCTGGGCGGGTGATGTCCCGATGGCGCTGCTCTCGCTCACGCTCGGCCCCATCGGCATGTTCGTCGCGCCCTACCTCGAGGAGAAGTGATGCACCTCTACATCGACATCGAGACGCTCCCGCCGCTGGCGTGGTCGCGTGACCGGCAGGTCGCCTACGTGCGCTCGAAGGTGCCCGCGACCCACAAGAAGCCCGACACGATCAACGCGTGGGTCGATGAGAACTTCGACCGCGAGTGGGGGCGCTCGGCCCTCGACTGGCGCGTGTCGCGCATCGCGTGCATCGGTGTCGCCCTCGATGACGGCAACGAGGTGCGCGGCATGACCTTCCTCGGCGGGACCGATGACGACAACGAGCGCCGTATGCTGACCGAGCTGGAGTGGTGGCTGCGCGAGCAGATCGCATGGTCAGCGCACATCGTCGGCCACAACGTCCTCGGCTTCGATCTTCCGCGACTTCACCTCACCGCTGCACGGCTCCGGCACAATCTCGCGGCGTGGTTCCACGACGTGAACGCGGAGCATCGCAAGCGGGTCACCGATACGATGTACATGGCCTTCCCATCGCGTGAACGCGTGAGCCTCGCGGACCTGTCCGAGCTGCTCGGCCTCGACGGAAAGACCGGTCATGGCTCCGAGGTGCATCCGATGTGGCTCGCCGGCAAGAAGGCCGAGATCACCGCTTACTGTCTCAACGACGTGCTGCTGACGCGCAGCATTCATCACCTTCTCTCCGGAGCATCCGATGCCAATCCTTGACTGGACCGTGATCGCCATCAGCAAGCCGACGACGCACATCGCCTGGACGCATTCCCTGCGTGACGGGGCGCACCTCATCGTGAACCAGAGCGCCGCCGGACATTACTCGTGGGAGCTGATGACCCGCGACCCGATCACCGACCAGCGAGGCCGGGCCTCGTCGCTCGAGGACGCGCAGCGACAGGCCGAGGGCGCCGCCGTGGCTATGGGCCTCGTGGACGTGAATAGTGCATACACTAAGGGCGAGACCATGGCGAACATGGACCGCGCCCAGGTCGCGAGCCTGATCGATGCGGCGATGCGGAGTGAGCGATGACCGAGGAGCAGATCGCGCTCGCGAAGCGCGCCATAGCGTGCAAGGGCTGGCGGTGGATGCCGGGGATGCTGGCTATCGAGGGTCACCGTGTCGTGCTTGTAGACCACGACGTTCTGTGGATGGTGTACAACGAAGAAGGCAAGTGCAAGCCCGGATGCGTCGAGGACTTCGTGCCCGACCTGACCGACCCCGCCACGCTCGGCTGCCTGCTCGCGCTGGTGCGGGAGGCGTGGCGCGACCCGAAGGTGCACGTACTGTACGTCGAGGGCCTCTATCGATGGGAGTGCGCTGACCGCCACAACGTCCACGGCTCTGGAATGACCGAAGCCGAGGCCCTCGTCGATGCGCTGGAGTATGCAACATGAAGCCCCCCGGTCATACCTGCCCGGCTATCGACCGGGCGCAGTCCGCTCTCCGTCGTCTTGCGTGGCGCTGCGCGAACCCAGACCATCAGGGCACCACGCCCGGTGAGGTTCTCGCCGAGGGCCTCGCGGCGCTGGAGCAGGTACGCGAGGAGAACCGGCAGATGCGCGCGGCGTACCACGCGAAGGTCAACCCATGAGGGCGCGCATCATGGTCGGCGACTGCCGCGAGAGCATGGCGACGCTCGAAGCCGAGAGCGTGGACGCCGTGGTGTGCGACCCGCCGTATGAGCTCGGCTTCATGGGTCGGAAGTGGGACGCGAGCGGGATCGCCTATGACCTCGAGGTGTGGCGTCAGGCACTGCGCGTGCTGAAGCCCGGCGGGCACCTGCTCGCCTTCTCAGGGTCGCGGACCTACCACCGCATGGCGTGCGCCATCGAGGACGCCGGCTTCGACGTGCGCGACCAGATCATGTGGCTCTACGGGAGCGGGTTCCCGAAGTCGCATGACGTGTCCAAGGCCATCGATAAAGCGGCGGGTGCGGAGCGGGATGTGGTCGGTACTTACAAAGGTGCGAGCAACATCGGTAAGGGGAGCCTAAACAGCTACATCACCGATCGATCCGGTACATCGACCGACGTTCTAGTCACCGCCCCCGCCACCGACGACGCCCACCGCTGGTCCGGCTGGGGCACGGCCCTAAAGCCAGCGCACGAGCCGATCTGCATGGCGCGCAAGCCGCTGGTCGGGACCGTCGCGGCGAACGTGCTGCGGTACGGTACGGGGGCGATCAATGTGGATGGGTGTAGGGTGGGGATGGATGGTGGCACTCGACTGACCGTCACGCAGAACGACAAGGGCCTGTATGCTCCCGGCACAGGGATGCTCCAACGAGGCTACGGGGAGGTCATCGATGGTCTAGGCCGCTGGCCCGCCAACGTCCTCCACGACGGCAGCGACGAGGCGACCGAGGGACTACGCGATGCGGCCCGGTACTTCTACACGGCAAAGGCGAGTGGAGAGGACCGCGACGAGATGCTCGGAGACGTGCCGAAGAACGTGCATCCGACCGTCAAGCCCACCGACCTGATGCGCTACCTCGTCCGGATAGTCACGCCACCCGGTGGTCTCGTGCTGGACCCGTTCACCGGGTCGGGCTCCACCGGCCGCGCCGCCATGCTCGAAGGGATGCGCTTCGTCGGGTGCGAGCTGTCGCCCGAGTACGCCGAGATCGCACGGGCGCGCATCCGGTTTACGCTCGGGCCGCTCTTCGCGCATCTGGTCGAGTGATGTTCGCGTGGTTGACCGTGGCGACCATCGTGCTGCTCGTGGGCGCGATGGTGCAGCTGCTCTCGCGGCTAATCGTGTGCGTGCTGCGCGCTATCGTGTCTCGAGCACGTCTACGTCGGCAGAGCGCACGGCATCGGAACAGTCACCGCGAACTGTCTCGACCGTGAACTCTGGCCCCCACGCCTGACGCGCCTTCGCCACGGCACGGCGCCAGACGCGCCGGACCTGCGCGGCCTCGTCATCGGCCTCGTTGCAGAGCCGATGCGTCGTGACCTGCACACGCACCACGACGGGGTCGACCTCGACCACGTGAGCCGTCAGTGTCAGCCCCTCGGGCCACGCGCAATCGTGCAGTCTAGGGTCGGCGATGGAGAGCACCTCGCCGACCTCGACCGCACACGAAACGTCTAGCCCTTCCACGGCGCGTAGGTCTTGCCGTCCCACGTGAGCGCCTGACGGCTGCGATCCTTCGCACGCCACGGCTCGCCGAGACTGATGTGGATCCACGACACCTTGCCGTTGGGGCCTTCGAGGATCGCCTGTCCGAAGGGGAGCCCGCTCTCCTTCACGATCCACGCGAACACGTCCTCGAGGCGATGCCCCGGCACGACGATGTCCGCAGCCTGTCCGCTC